TCTGAGTCCTGCTGTACCTGTTCCTTCTTGTCCTTGTATCTGTTCAGATCCAAATGATCCACCTTGTGTACTAGATCCACTTACAGTTCCTCGACTTGGTGTAGGTGGAGTAGAATCACCGCCTCCTCCCATCATTTTAGCTCCAGCATTGGTCGCTAGGCTGCTGTCAGTACCAGCATACGCAGGTACACCTTCGAACGGATTTGTTTTAAGAGGGCCAATACCATTGGCTGATAATAGATCATTGTTTTTGCCTTCGGCCAGGCTGGCTTTGACTGCTTCACCATATTTGGTACTACTGTTAGCCATGTTCTTAAGCATACTACCTATACCACCTGTACTGGTATCTTTACCATAGGTATGTAATTTAGTAGCGAAACCCATAACACCACCGAGTGTTTGTGTAGCAGGAGCTGTTGCTGTGGTAATGCCCGCGGCACTAAGGAATGTATTGGTACTGGCTAATTTTGTATTAAGTGCTGTGACTTTATCATCTGTCACTCCGTCAGCTAGAGCATCTAATTCACTGCACCCTGCAACCGGTCCTAAAAAATCTTGCGCAGATGGAACTGTGCTTGATCCTATTAAATTTTGTATAAATGGAGTATGTTCTGTTATTAAACTGTTTAATGTAGGATTTGACGCATTGGTTAAAGGAGTAGGTACTTTTTGTATACTACCAAAGAAACTTGATGCTTTGCTAGCATCTACTACTGATCCAGCACCCATGTCTTTAAATTTACTAGTAAGACTATCCATACCAGCAAAGCCGGCAGTGTCTGCTGGATTAGCAGTTTTAGTATAATCACTTAGATCTTTTAATCCCTGTATACCAGTACCAGTCTGGCCTTGTATTTGCTCAGATCCAAAAGATCCACCTTGCCTTGAAGTTCCTGACGCTGTTGGAAAGCCTGTGGTAGTTGGAGCGCCAAATGTACTAGAACTACCTGAGGGGATAGTGGTCGCTGTAGGAGCAGTTGCGGAGCTTCCACCAAGAGCATTTTGTGTATTATATAAACTAGAATCTGATCCTGTATAGCTTGGTAAACCTGCAAATGGATTATTAATTCCAAATTGATCGGCTGTGGTGTTGATCGCTGCTGGGTCTTTTATATTAGTTAACACGCTGGAAATTTTATCAGTATACACAGGATTATGTATATCATTGAGATCTACACCTGCATCTGCTAGTTTTTGATTTACGCCAGTAGCATTGGCTAGTTTATTCTTCTGCAGGCTTTCCACCAGACCACTTGGAGTACCAAATCTTTTAACATCAATACCATTAAACATAGTCCCAAATGATGACATGGCCTTACCAGCACCAGGCAGACTACCAAAGACATTAGTCATCCCACGATCGCCCATGCTAGACATATCAGTGATACCACTGCCAAAGTCACTATAGTTACTATCTTTAAGAAAATTTGTGGAGTTTAATACGTCATTGCTGTTGGAGATATGTGATTGTACTTTTCCTACTATGGCTCCAAATCCACCGGCATCATCTTTATTAAATAGTTTGCCTTGTATTGTGGTTAAAGTATTAAGAGCAGCCTGTGCGTTGACATTCGCCGGATAATCAGTACCGCTGGCTACAGTTTGAAGTTTAGTCATAGCTTCGTTGACTTTAGGCGCGATATCGATTGCGGCCCCACCGCCTTGTGCCATACCAACCATGGCTGTTAGTGTGGCAGGAGTTATAGCCGCCTTAGGTGTGCCAATAGCCACATATTGCCCATCGGCAACTGTGGTCATCGACCTCGCACTAGCTATAATATCATCTGCCATACTGCTGTTTACCTTAAGTTATGATACCACCTGCACCAACTGGTTCAATACCTGTAGTGGTTTTAATATAATGATTCTGCACATCTTTAACAGTAGGTGCGTGCATCATCACATGTCGTTTTTCTAACCGTATACTCTTATTTAAGTCACTTGTAAATAGACTTTGTAGCAGGCCAAGTCCTTGTTGGCTAGGCATAACTGTACATGGTTTAATTACAGTAAATGCGTCATCAGACTCTTCTACGATTTTAGCAACGATTTCATCACCATTGACGATCTTAAAAGTCACGATATCATCTTGATCATACTTATTTGTTACTAACATTTGAAACTCCTAGTTTATTGAATAATTCTTCATCTGATAATTTTACTAATCCTTGATACCCACCTTCTACAAATAGTTCGTTACTTAGGTATATCTGTGGTGCTGTACGATGCCCTTGGGCGATTAGCCACTCACGTGCATCTTGATCTTCATCAATTTTAATTTCTGTGTATGCGATATTTTTTGTTTTTAATAAATGTTTGGCCTTATCGCAGAATGGGCAATGATTTTTACTGTATACTGTTAACATTTTTCTCTCTTATAATTCTGGTAAATCATCATACTCAACGCTGTCACCCATAACACCAATGACATAGTTGGTACTTTCATTTTCTTGTAATGCAGTTTGTTTCTTGCTGGTATCGCTGTGTTTGTTAAACCAAGGTATAGGTGTGGTCTTAGGTGCTGGATTACTGTACTTAATACCAATTTCTTTAAGTGCTCCTACTGCTGTGTAGTCTACAAACTCTTTCAAGATAGCAGCGTTAAGTCCGATCACTGGGCCTAGCTTGAACAAATAGTCTGCCCAGGCTTTTTCTTCGCCGATAACATCAAGATACATTTGATAAACTTCAGCTTCACATTCTGCTTTGATGTCTGCAAAGCGTGGATCCTCTTTGACCACTTGATTGATTAAGAAAGCAGTCCACTCTTTGTGTAGCAACTCATCTTGTAAGATCAAGCTGATAATATTGCCATTACCAATAAAGATTTTATTCTCAACCATGGCTAAACTTGTAGCAAAACTTACCATGAATCGGAATGCTTCTAAGCCATAACTTGCATGTAGAGCAAGCCATATGGCTTTGATGTGATCTCTCTCATCTATCTTATTGCCCATTTCTTTACGACAGTTGATCACATGTAACTTATCATAATAGTTGCCAATGGTACTGGCCATACCTATGATCTCTTCAGTATCGTGAATAGTGTTGAACACATCTTTAGGTACGTTATAGATATTACGAATAATATGGCTATAGCTCTTGCTATGGATATTAGTTTCAAAGAAGCTCCAATTACTAATAAGTGCTTCTAGTTCTGGCAGACTCACTACTGGCCCAAATACTTGATTAGGCGCACGACCTTGTAAGCTGTCTAAGGCTGTCTGACGCAGTAGGTTGCTGGTAAAGATATGTTTAACAGCATCGCTGGCATCTTTAAAATCTTGGCTGTCTTTAGTTAAGCTAACCTCTTCTGGTTGCCAAAAAAATCCACGTGCTGTAGTTTCAAAGTTAGCAATCTTGTTATATTTTACTTCTTCAAAACGTTGGATAGTCACAGGACCCGCTGGATCTAAGAACATCTTACGTTGTAGATAGTTTGTTTTAGTACTTAAATTGTATTGTTCTTTACTCATAGTTTACATGCCTCGCAATCTTCATCGGTTTCATCTGGTTGTGCCGCTAATGTTGGTGCAATTTCCGCATCTGCTTTTGCACCTTGTTTATTGATCAGGCTGTAGTAGAATGTCTTGATACCCCAAGCATGTGCCTGCATTAAGTTTTTAGCAATTAGTGTACTTGGCACTTTACGATCTGCCCAATGTGCTGGATTGTAAAATGTGTTTGTACTAATACTTTGATCAACATAGGCTGCAAGTACTGCCGCAGTTTTTAAATATGCGTCACAGTCTTTTTGTTCCCACATTAATTGATATTTGTTTTTTAATTTGTTATACTCTGGTACTACTTGTATAAAGCTACCTGCTTTACTTTCTTTAACACTGATTAAACTCATCGGCATTTCAATACCGTTAGTTGAATTAATTACAACACTAGAACTTTCAACAGGAGCGATAGCCATCAAGGTAGCATTACGCACTCCATATGATCGCATGTCGCTTCTTAACTGTTCCCAATCTAGTTCACGTGATGGAGTAAAATCTGCTAGTTTGTTTACACCTTTAGCACGATTCTCCCAAGGAAACTTTCCTTTGCCATAACGTGTGTGTTGACTATGTGTACATGCACCACGTTCACGAGCAAGTTCAACCGTGGCTTCTGTTAAGAAGAATGCCTGATGTTCCATCCATGTCTTAACATCTTGTAGTGCTTCTGTGGTTCCATATTCGTAGCCACGTTTAGCATGCCAATAGGCCAAGTTAGTAACACCAATACCTAGCGGTTGGATTTCATCATTGCTTAATTTACTTTGTATGCTTAAGAAGTCTTGGTAGTCAAGAATATTACATAGACTACGTTGTAGAATTCTGCAAGCACGTTTCATATCTTCTGGATTGCGGAAAGCTCCCCAATTGATGCTACCCAACGTACATAGAGCTATGCGACCATTTGGATCGTCCAAGCGTTTGAAAGGCTTGGTGGGCAGTAGGATTTCGCAACAGAGATTACTCTGATAGATGGTATGATATTCAGGATCAAAAGGTCCTTGCTTCATAACATTGTCAATGAACACAAGATAGATACGACCTGTGTCAGTCCGCTCTTTAAGTATACCGCCTTTAAATACTTCTTCCGCACTTAATACTTTCTTACGCAAACCTTTTTGCTTTTCATACTTCTCATATAACTCTTCA